GCATGTTCCCTAACGACCCTGCCGTTACCTTTAAGTTCTGTAATATTCCCTATGCTAACATCCGACTGCTGTTCCGCCATCATCTTGTATGACGCAAACACTGCCGTTATCACCAGAAGAAATAATCTTAAGCCAATCATTATTTAATGTACTAAGTTGCTGTATATTAAAAGTTCGTGAATCACCTGTCTGGTCTAGGTAAAAGTACCCGCCAGCATATCCACTACCGTCAAAAGTTACACTATTACTGTCACCATCTATATCAACCCACGAAGTGCCACCATCATAATTGATGTCGAAGTCCAGCGTATTTGAACTCCCATTTATCACCCAGTCCAAGTCGGTATTACTAGCCATAGCACTTGTCCCTACATTGAGGGTAAAGTCATTACTATCGCCAGTAGCCTGAACATTAAAGTCTGAGCTATCAGCACCATAGGTATTAGTTGGGTCAACTTGAATAGTAAATTCATTTGAACTACCATCAAAATTAAAATAGCCTGTAATATTATCTCCTAAGATATCACCATAGAATAAGTTATAGTCTCCTATTTGGTTAATATCTAGAGTTAATGTAGAGCCGTCTAAGTCTAATGCAGTTAGGTTTCCTGCTGAAGAATTTAAACCACCGATGATGTTTCCACCACCAAGTTGTTCTAAATCTATGTTAGCAGTATCGCCTGATTGGTCTATATATATTTCATTATCATCCCCGTATATCAATGCACTCGTCAGCATCAACATCACAAGGCTTATCAATTTCAAAGTTTTCATATTTCCAATACCCTCTATTTATTCCTATTTTTATTAAATTTAATACGCCAGCTTCTATTGCCTTTTGCAAAGCTATAGAACCAGCTTCATTCTCAGCGACTCCTCCCTCTATCTCTACGAGTTCAGTACCCATTTCAATAAAGCGAAAAACATCTTGAGAAACACTTGTTGATAAAATATTTTTAGAAACCGTAGTCTCCATTAATACTTCACCAGTAGACACAGAAACTAGTCTTAATGAAATAGTAACTACATCTTCTCTATACTGAGTACTATTACCTATGCCTAGATACCTAGCACCCAATCCCCCAGTTTCAATATTGGTATCATAAGATAAGACACCACCTTGTATTATAAGACCAGCAAATAATAAAGGTTGAAGTTTCCTATCCTCCTCAAAGTTTTCTCTGGTTGACCTAATAAGTTGTCGTTCTTTAGTAAGATTATCTAATCCTACTCTTTCAACAACTCTAAAAAATTGTCCATTAGCAGCATGTTTTAAAGCCCTAATGAGTAAAGCTTCAGGAGCTTGTGTGACTGCTGTGCTAAACATAGCAAAGCTACTGTTGCTTTTTCTTTGTCCTGTTAAATCTTGAAAGCTGTCTCTATACACTGCTACTACAGGTCTATTTTCTGCAGGCGGTAAACTTGCTAATTCTTCTGATTGCAAATCTAAAACTTGAGCAGGCTTTCTATCTTGTGTTATAAATAAGTCTTCGTTCTTTGCTATTACTGCACAACTAGAAAGTAAAATCGCCAATAGGCAAACTGATAACTGTTGTATTCCCGTCACTATCTGTAATCCTTAATGTTATAATTCCGTCGACAACTTCAAATTCTATAGTGTTGCCTTCTAATTCTAATATCCCACTATCACTAGGGGTTTCTCCAAATAAATTCTCTACTAGTTGTCTAGATAGTTGTGCATATATTCTAGACTCTAAGTTTCTTATAAATCTTGCAAGAGTTGTGTTCTCTGCATCTCTTTCTATTTGTTCTTGCAATGCTTTTATTTCTTCTTTTATTGTCATCTTACGCATGTGTTCTTGATTCTCAATCGTAAGATAATGTGCTGAAGTTCCTATACCACTAAAGCTAGGACTTTTAAATTTATGTACCATTTCATCAGCATCAGCAAAGCCACTAACACCTAGTACCAAGACTATAAATATTGTACTTAGTATTTTCATTTCTATTATTTCCTCAATCTTTTCGCTGGTCTTTTTTTCCATCTGCTCTTGCTAGCCTATCTACATCTACGGGAACGCCCATAGCGGTTCTACACATTGTATCTATTCTTATTATGTCATTATCTATTTGTCTTATTCTATCTATTAAAGCTACTATCATGCTGTGTTGTGTATCTAATTTCTTATGAACGTCGGCGATTAGGTGGTTAAACAGTTTCCAGACCATCCAGCCTGCGGCGACTGCAAAAGCTGCAGGAATACCTACAGTTTCTAATAAATCCATCCATGTTTTTGTGTTCATTATCTACCTTTTACTAGACTGCCACCAAAGTACATACCAATAATTGCGGATACTAGGTTAGTATCTAACTGAGTTATTACCAAGCCCTCAAAAGTTATCCACTCAAAAATTTCTCTGCCTTCTTGTATAAACCAAAACCCCGGATTCCAGTTAGTATAACCTACAGTAACTGATACATCTGGATAGTATACTGCTACTAACTTAGGTAAAAGTACAATAGCAAAGACTGAAGTTAAAGCTATAATTCTTCTAGTCCAAGCAAAGCCTTTATCTTTTAAGCCGTGGTCAAGAGATTGTTTTTTAGCTTTCATATCAAACTCACCACGAGTTATTAAAAGCTTTTGTTCTTCTGCTTTAGCTTTTCTACTTTCTGACCAGACACTCATTAGTCCGCCAAGAATTGTCGAGGCTAACATAGTAATTATTTCAAACGGAAAGCCCATTAAAATTCTCCTAACATAAACTTTTCCATCTCTTCTTCATACAAAGGTCTATAGTCTTCCATAGTAAACCAAGGTAAACCAAGATGTGTTCTAACCTTGCAGTTTTCCTGCCAAGCTTCTTCTAGTTGTTGTTCAGTGTAGAGTAGCATTATTAATATCCTCTAATATTTTTATAGTTTTACTTACTTCTTCCATACGTTTTCTTATACCGGGCTTACCTAATTCAACAGCATTTTTATATTCTTTGTTATTTAAAAACTCTATAGCTGCTTCTTTATATTTTTTTTCATTTAGAAGTTTTATTGTTTTAGGGCTTTGTCCTATTGAGCCTCTGTAATATTCACTAAATAAAGCAACTTGAATTTCTGTCGGGTAAGAGTTAAAAGCAGGTAATAAATTATTAATCTCTTTTAATCTAATATTTACGTCTTCAGTTAAAAATTGTTCGGCTTGTTCTAGTGTAATAACATCTTCTTCTTTAATAGTCGGACCATATCTTCCATATCCAATAGTATAATATTTTTCAGATTTTATAGGTTTATAAGCTTCTAATTTTAAACCTTCTTCTTTTCTAATATTAGCTTTAATTAAATCTAGCATAAGAATAAAAGCTTCCACTTAATCTTTTTTACTTTCAGCAAAGCCTAGCCTGTCCATCTGTTCTTGATAAGGCTCGCCAGTATAGGGGTTGATACGGTCTGCTGGGTCCTCTTTTGTTTGAGGAACATCTGGTCCTGTTACTAAGCCACCTGTTACTCTTCTTTCTCTTATTTTTTCTGTTAGGCTTCTAGAGACTGTTTCACCTATACCTTCTTCCTCCATAAGCTCTTCAAAAAATTTCATATCTTGTTCACTTATATTTTCTAAATCTAAAATAGGTAATTGTTTAAACTTCCAATTATTTGTCGCTATAGTATCTAAAATAGCTCTTTTATCTTCGCCGCTTCTTATAACTTCTGCTAATAAAGTCTTGTAAGATTCTTCTCCTATTATAATAGGATGAAAATTATTTGTTAAAAATTGTAAGTCTGTTTTATTTTCTTTTTTAAAACTTGTATTATCTTTTATAATTTCTCCTAAAGTTAAAGGATTTATGTCAAAATATTTAGCAGCTTCTATAGCTTTTATAGCTTCAACATAATCTCTGTAATAAGATGAGTTTATTTCTAAATGTTTGTTAAGAATATCTTGTAAAGAAATTGAACTATCAGTTTTTGCATCATTAATTAATTTATGTAATTCATTTCTATATTGCTTGTATGTACCATCTAAGCCTTTTAATTTAAATGATAATGCATTTTCTGCTTTTACTTCTGTAAGAGGATTAAATCTTAAACCTGTAGCATTAACTATTAATTCTCTACCAGAATCTATAGGGTTGTCATATTTATCTTTAGGATTTTCCTCAGTTAATTCACGATAAATAGAGTTTCCTAATTTATCCTCTTTATATAATTGACGAATTGTTTGAGGTATAAGAGTTTCAAACGCATATTTAATTTTTTTACCAGTTATATCAAGAATGTCATCAGTTTCAACAAT